CCCCGCTCAGAGAAGTTAACGTGCGAATTTTCCTATATATCGAGCGGGGTCCGGGACTTGGGATAGCCCATGCCAATTAAAATTTTTAGCGCGGGGAAAATACTATATATACCCGCGGGGCCTTTCAGTATACTCTAAGATCACCCTTGCAGAGGGTATTAATTATCATTCAATCAAGAAAAAACTCAATATCAGAGTCAACCCCGGGTGTAGTCCTGCAGGAAGTTAGTAATAGAGAAATCAGTATTAAGATTAATAGAATTTTAATATCTCCAAACTTTCGATTCATATGTAATACCAATATAGTTATCCTTAGTCACTAAATATCTGTCAATATTAGAATTTCCGTCTCCTTCTACTACCCAACCTTCGTCAGTCTTATGACGTAATCTATGGTGAATTAGACCAATCGGACTTCTATAAATGACGAACATATTAGGTTTAAGGTCTTCATATTTTATATCACCGTCTATAATAACATAACCTTTTAGTATTTTAGTACTCCATATATTATTAGAGCTACCACTAGTACTTATGATGTACTTATTACCATCTAAGGTTTGCAAATACGATGTAGCTTTATTATATGCATCAGATTTACCATCACATTGTATATTATCTAAAGATGTACTAGTGAACCAAAATACCCATATACTATAAGATAAAACGAGTGCTAATAATAAGATAACTGGTAATAATTTTTTTTTCATGCAAATAAATTTAATTTTTCTTTAATTAATTTAATTAGAAAGTGCATAGCTTCACGTAAAATTTCGATATTTCTATCAATAATGATATTGTGTGCTTCTAATGCCTCTACCCTATTCTCTAATTGTACTATCTGATCTGACATGTAGTACATACTCCCGATAACAGCTAACCATAAAGCCCCTTTAATTATTATTGATACCATACCATTATTTAATTAAAGCTAGCTTGGAGAGCTGCGCTTTGTTTTTGAGTCGCGCGCTTTTATTAATCTTTAGATTTCAGTAAAAGAGTCTTGCACTCTTCTCTGTAGTATTTAGATGTCTCTCTTAATGCTCTATTAGCCTCTCTTACGTACTCTAGTTCAGCCTTAACATTGGTAAGAACGTGTATGTACATTTGTTTATTCTTATCTGATATAAGCGGCTTTACCTCTTCAGTTAACACTCTCATTATATGATCAATATAAGTGCATGTTGGGCCAGGGGTAGCCGGGGCATTATTTGTTATATCATTAAAGGTTTTCACACTAGTATTTATTAAATAATTTTATGAGTGATATCGATTTTAAAAAATTATCTAAAAATGAATTAGAAGATCTTGGACTTAAATATGGTATAGATTTAGACAGAAGACTTCTTAAATCAAAAATGATTAAACAGCTTAAGAACTTTATAGATTCTCTATCTAAAGATGATCTTGAACAAGAGGCTAGAAAAGAAGGTGTTGAGCTTGACAAGAGATATTCTAAAGATAAGTTAGTTAAACAGGTAGCTAAAATTGGTGAAAAACAAAATATACCTTCTGCACCTGAAGATATTAAAGCAAAAATGCGTAATTTAAACTTCTAATTGATTAAATAATTACATGGCACTCGGAGATAATACAGCATTTTTTAACGAAACTACCTTCTACTTAGCAGATGAACAAACATCAGTAACTGGTGTATCTGGTATTAAAACATCGGACGCAAGCGCAGCAAAGGTTTTATTCAATCAATTAGATTCACTTAATTCAAGCACAATAACATTTAGTGCTACAATTGGGGATGTAGCTTATGAATTAACAGTTGATGATGCTTATGAAGGTGAATTAATTGCAGTTATTAACCCAGCTCGACTTGCAACTCAAATTACTGTTGCAGCAGCAGATGATGGTAGTTTTGCATCATTAACAGCAACCGGAAATAATTCAGTAGGACCTACTTTAAGAAGACTTTACCAATTAGGTTACGTTTAAAAATTAAAATATATTATTTTATTAAGGTGTTTCCGGAAACAGAAACACCTTTTTTATGGGAACTGTGATATAATTAAGAGGTAATATGATAACAGTTAGATTAAAATGTGATAAGAGTATTCGAGAGAAATTTAAAAAATATGGTATTGATAAATATAAATTAGAAAATTTCCTGAATTACCATACTAACAATTTGAAGAAAACTAATAAATGGTGGTATTATGAGATCGATGTTAAAGGTATAGACGGTATCGATTCTCAATATTTCTGGGATGAAGATGAAATAGAGGTAGCTCTTAAATGTAACGACTGTAAGACTAAAAAACAGCGACGTATATACTTTTTAACTAGTCTAGTGCATGAATATAGACACTGGGTACAATGTAAAATTGAAAAAGTATCTGATAAAAAACTTAATTATAGTGAATCAGATATTGCAGAACAAACAGATAAATATACAAAAAATAAGTATGAATTAGAATGTGCTGAATGGGAGCAATTAGTCGAGCAGTTTAACGCGTTTATTTAACGTTTACTATCTGATGGCCATAGACGATATTTCATATACTCTATATCTTTTTTAATCTCTGCAATATCTAGCTCCATTTTTTGCATATTCTCTGTAAGTAACACTTTACCGTCTGGTGTTATAAAATTACTAACTAAATTTTCAATTTTTTCTACTAAAGGTAATAATTCTTTTATATCTGATTGATTAGATTGAGCCATGAATCTTAAAGCTTGTGTCTCAGTTTCTAAATTTGTAAGTTTTAAAAAAATAATTTCTTTATCCTTTTCATATACTTCTTGAGAAACGTAATTACTATTTAACCAAAGAGCAGCTAAAGCCCCTAAACTAGCTAGTAAAAAAGTAGCAAAATTAAAATTATCTAAAGATTTACGAATGAAAGAAACTGACTTATCCATTTAATATATATTTATATAAACTAAATAATATTAATGAGTGATCAAGACAGAATTTTTACTTTATATGAACAGAATTTAAATCAATCAGCTATTGGTTTAATGCAGCAGAGAGATCCAAACGGTAACCTTAAATATAGACCTGGTGAAGCAGGTCCAGGTCAATCATATGCTCGATATAATGTACCCACCACTAATAGTGCAAAAGTTAAAGGATCACCATTTGTACCGAACGGTATAAGTGATGAAGAAATATTAATTAAGGGATTTGGTGTTATAGATAGTAGTCAAGCAGCTAAATTATTAGATAGTTTAAAAGAAGATATTCACGATTTAATTGATAGAAATGTTACTGGAGTTATTTTAAAAAGTAAAATAGATTTATATACTTCTGTAATCAAACAAATTTCTTGATTATTTTTTATAATATACTATAATTAGTATGTGAAAGACGTACTAAAGTTAAACTGGGATAATATAGATTTTTTAATTAATTGCATAGTAGATCAAATACACTCAAAAGGTATTAAGTTTGATAGTGTAATTGCTTTAGGTAGAGGTGGTCTTATACCTGGCGCAGCTTTAAGTTATAAACTTGGTGTATCTGATCTTCAGAATTTAGGCATTAGTACGAGAGAAGATAATGGTAAATATATCGATACATTAGTATACCAGAAACCTGAAAATATTAGTAAAAAAGGTAATATATTAGTAGTTGATGATATCAATGATAGTGGTCGAACATTTACCGCGGTAAAATCTATATTAAGTTCTCAATATGGTTTAGATGGTAATAATGTTTACTTTGCTAGTCTAATAAAAAGAAATGGTACAGAATTTGATGAATCTAATACTATTTCAGGTAATACTATCTATACTTCTAGTTGGTTAATGTTTCCATGGGATAAATAATTAAGTGAGAGCTCGACCATTTTATTTTGAAATTAAAGATATGCTTACGCAGTTTGTGGCCGCGTTTGATGATATAGTTATAGGCAGGTTTAATAAAGATAGGGATGAACAAGATAGAATCAATGTTAGATATGTTTATGCTCCTAAACAAAGAGTTCTATATGATATTATAAATGAAAATAAAACTCTCACGTTACCAGTTGTATCGGTAAATGTTACGAATGTATCCAGAGATCAAAATAGAGTTTTTAATAAATTAGATGGATTTTATTACCAAGGTAATGTAGGTGAAGAAAAGGTATCTAGGCATATTAAGTCACCAGTACCGGTCAATATATCGTTATCAGTTTCTGTATTAACTAGATATCAAACTGATATGGATCAAATTTTAAGTAATTTTGTACCTTTCTGCAACCCATATGTAATTATTTCATGGAAAGTACCAGAGGCATTTAATTTAAGTGTGGATCAAGAAATAAGAAGTGAAGTTTTATGGGACGGTAATATTAGTATGAAATATCCTACTGAGTTAAATGCAAGTCAGAAAGCAAGAGTTACCGCTGATACATCATTTACAATTAAAGGTTGGTTATTTAAAGATACAGATGATCCATCTGGTAACATATTTTTTATTGATCAAAACTTTCATACAGAAACAGAATTAGAATATTATGACAATTTTGAGTCTTTATCAGGTAACACATATACATATCCAACATCGACAGGTTTAGATGATAGAATTAAAACTTTTGAATTATCAGGTTCGCCATTTATTACAGATATATTTTATAATGGAGTACTACTTCAAGATGATTTAACCATCGCACCAAATACATCTGGTAATATTATTTTAAATGGTTACGGTTTTACACATACCGAAACAGTTTTATTTAGTTCAAATAATGATACCGTGTATACAAATTTAACTTCCGTATCTGGTTTTAGTAGACAAGAACCTGTTTCAGGTCAATCAATACCGTTTACAGTTCTAAATGATAATACAATAATTTTTAACAGCCCACCAATCACATCAGGTAAATTGAGATTTATACCTCTAAATAAAGCAGGTTATGATTTTTCAGATTTATCATATATGGATACTTTATGCGGTAGAGGTTTAAGTAGTACGTTTATTATAGTAGAATAAGTATTAAATAATTATAATGGCTGATCAACAAAATAGTACAGGGGAATCTGGTTTTTTAAAGAATTTAGTAAATAAATTACCTTATCAATCTGTTGACTTTAATAAAGTATTAGGAGATTTAAATCCAAAATATAATACTTTTGAAGAGACAGGTATGAGAAGAGTTGAAGCTTTAGCTAAAAATTCTATCTTTTATAATAACGATTTTAATAATACCGGTACAGGTCAAATTGCTATTGATGGTAATTATAATTCATTAGTATATGCTAATGTAGAAGAAAATAAAGGCGGTAGATTGAGAGATTACCGTATCATGGCAGCATTTTCTGAAATAAGCGATGCATTAGATGAAATCTGTGATGAATGTATCAATAAAGATGAAAATGGAAATATTATAAATCTAAAATTTAGAAATACTGAATTAGATGAAACTAAGCAGCAAGAAATAAAAGATGAATTTGAAAGGTATATAGATTATTTTGACTTAGAGAAAAAAGGCTTTGAATATTTTAGACAAATATTAATTGAAGGTGAGCTTTATTTCGAACATATTATACATAAAGGTTATACTGATGAAGGTATTTTAGGTGCTGTTATATTACCTAGTGATTTAATTGATCCGATTTACGATAATATACAAAATATGATCATTAAAGGTTATATTTTACGTAAACCGATTTTTGATCCTAATAAACCTGAAAAAATAGAAAAGTTTGATTTTATTCCAATGGATGAAAATCAAGTATCATATATTAATTCTGGTATTTGGAATCAAGATAAAACATTTAGATTACCTTTCATTGAAAATGCTAGAAGAGCTTACATACAGCTTTCGTTAGTAGAAGATGCTATTGTTATATATAGATTAGTTCGTGCACCTGAACGTTTAGTATTTAACGTCGACGTTGGTAACATGTCACCGCCTAAAGCTGAAGCATATCTTAGAAAGCTTATTCAAGAATATTGGAGTAAAAAGACTTTTGATACTAATCAATCTGGCCAGGTTCAGAAGTTTAATCCACAGTCAATGCTTGATAGTTTCTGGTTTGCTAAAAGAGCAGGTTCAGAAGGTACGCGGGTTGATCAGCTACAAGGTGGTGCTAACTTAGGTGAGTTAGCTGACTTAATGTATTTTGTTAATAAACTTTATAAAGCATTAAAAGTCCCTACAAATAGATTAAACCC